AATGCGGACCCCATCGGCGACAGCTATGTGGCCATTGTGCATCCCTATGTGGCTTATGACCTGATGAAAGACCCGGGCTGGATCGACTGGCACAAGTACGCAGACCCCGAAGCCATGTACACGGGCGAGATCGGCAAGATCGGCAACATCCGCTTTGTGGAGACCAGCGAGGCGAAAATCTGGCGTGATGAGACCTGCCCCACGGGCCTTGCCGTATTTGGTACGCTGGTGATGGGTGCCCATGCCTATGGCCGCACTGAGCTGGAGGGCGGTGGCCTGGAGCACATCGTGAAGCAGCTGGGCTACGGCGATGACCCGCTGAACCAGCGTGCATCCGTGGGCTGGAAAGCCACCCAGACCGCAGAGCGTCTGGTGGAGCAGTACCTGGTGCGCATTGAGAGCGTGTCCAGCTACTCCGGTATGGTGACGGCAAACTGAGGAGGATATGAAATATGGCAGAAGCAAAAAAGAAGACGGTGCGCATCCACCTGTTTAAGGACAACGGCCGCTACAAAGATGATGTGTTTGTGGGCGTGAACGGCGTAAACTACATGATCCAGCGCGGTGTGGATGTGGAAGTGCCGCCCGAGGTGGCTGAGGTGTTGGAGCACAGCCAGATGCAGGATATGGCTGCGGCACAGAAAGTGGCACAGCTGGAAGCAGACGCTGCCGCAGCCCAGCAGTAAGAAGACCAGATACCCCCGGCCCGGCGGCGCTACGCTGTGCCGGGGGTGTTTTCATATATACCCTCTCACCGCAATGGTCCTGATTCCACAGCAGAGCACTGGCCCGGCAGGACCTCTCAGGCGCTGACGCGCCAGCTCTCCTTAAAAGGAGAGCCAAAACACTTTAAGGAGGAAAACAAAATATGACAGCAGGAAAGGCGATAGAGACGGCGGACGCGCTGCGGCCGAACAACAAATTTAACCGGGAGCTGAAAATTTTATGGCTGCGGCAGAGTGACGCGGTGCTGCGGCGGGTGATAGTGGCAAAGAGCGACACCACCGACTTTGACAAGATCGGGGCGGATGTGCTGTATAACACCAAGACCGGACAGCTGGCGGACAGTGCCCAGCTGCTGGCTCCGGAACCCTATGACGATTATTACCCGCATTACCTGTGCGCCCAGATGGACGTGGCCCTGGGTGAAACAGAGCGGTATGCCAACGAGATGCAGCTGGCGAACACAGCGCAGCAGGGCTTTGCGGTGTGGTGTCGCCAGCACTACCTGCCCAAGATGGCGACGAAATGGAGGTATTGAGATGGAGCTGCCGCGTTTGTATAGCCTGCAGAACGGGCGGAGCATCCTGACGGCCTTTGGCGGGCTGAATGAGAGCTACGCCTGCGGGGAGGCGGAGTTTACCGAGGAGATGAATTTTTCCAGCCAGAGCTATCCGGCATTACAGACCCGGAACCCGCGGCGGAAGCTGGGGACGCTGGCCAACTGCAACGGAATGTACCACCTGAATGGGCGGCTGACTTGCACGGGGACCACCCTGACTTATCGGTTGGATGACAGCAGCACCGGTACGCCCTATTTTGAGCTCAAGAACGCTGTGACCGACACCAAAAAGATCATGGTGGGAATGGGCACCCAAATCCTCATCTGGCCGGACGCAAAGAGCTTTGACACCAAGACCGGGAAACTGGAAAGTCTGAGCGCCGAATGGAGCCAGGAAAGTGGGACCGTGAAGATCAGCCCCTGTGATGCAGGCGGCAAGACCTACGAGGTGGAAGACTACGGAAAGACCGAGCCGGACCTGGAAACAGACCCTCAGCCGGACGGCACAATGTTCTTGCGGGTAAACGACATCCGGAAGCCGTGGAGCTATATGAGTACCCTGCTCCAGTGCGACGCCACAATGAAAAAATGGGTGGAGATCAAGCTGAGCAACGTGCGGATGACGCTGCCGGGACTGGCTGCTGCGGAATGGTGCTTCGCCGGAGCAGGTGCACATCGATGA